GTGAAATTTCGGAGCATAATCTGATTTGGTGACCAGACCTCAGCGTGTCCAGTGATACTATCTAGCACAGTGAAACTAGCGACATTTGGTGTAGGTGCTAGTGTACCGGTTTGGACAGGAAAGAATCTACCTGTATTAGCAGCAATAAGCGCACACGGATACCCCTGTACGAACCACTTTGCCCAAGTTTCCGGATCAACCTCTACCTGTAATCCGTGAACCCACATACCAGCTACTGCTTGTTGACTACATTGCGGGTTGAATGGGTGTGGCTTTTTATTACTGTCGTATTCGAAGTCAATATTACCGTGCCATATGATATTATTTCGGTCTTTTTTATCGTAAATAGTTAGATGATCCCCCGTATGTAGGCAGTTCAATCCGTCATACCCGGTTTTTCCGTCTTCATACACCGACCATATAACTCCCTCAGTGCCAGTTTCAAAATACGCGTCTAACACGCCAGTAATTGTTGTCATATTATTTCCTATGTCCAGAGACCACGTCTAATTTTCATTAACCTGACTAACATTTTATCGTCTTCGTTATCCCATCTTTCCTCTTGTTTAGCGGATTTATCGAGATCGTCCCTGTATTTTCTATATTCGGGTGAATTTTTGAATTTTGAACTAAAGATATCGGTAATACTCTTATCGCTGTTAGTGGGATGATGTATTTCTACCGCAACCCGGCCGGGCCGGCCCTCAACCCACCATTTATACAGAATTAACACCTCTCTTGCGTGTTTTGCTTGTTGCACCGACTGCTCATGAGGCGGCAGTGACGGATCATCGAGAGTTGTTGCCCATTCTAGGTGCTTAATGCCTAAGTCGGGCCGTCTAAATGGATAAAATACTCGATAAAATGGCATATGTTGTTCGCACCACGTCTTAGAGACATCGTCTGACCAATATTCGCGAGTAGCCTGCTGAATTTCAACAAAATCTTTAAGTAAATTAAAGTTAACGTGCAACATAGTGTTGTCCACTTCGCTATACCCCGGTGGCAACCCGGTTTTTACAATATGATATCTATCGTGTGTGCGATACCGAACCCAGTCTGCGATTTCTCGATATGTCCATTTCACAGGATATATAAATATTTTTTTAAAATCGTTGTCAAACCAATATCTAATCGGTGCCTTAAGATGAAATTCTTCATTAAATGAATTCCACCCGTCGCTAGTTAGTGCGCCTGGTGGATTAAATGACATCCATCTTTTAAATCTGCGTATAGTCTTTTTTATATATGTTAACATGTAAGAAACCAGTAAAAGTACATTTTACTGTACTTGTTACTGGTTTGTCAATATAAGCCTAATGAACTGGATTAGCTTTAGATACGAACCCGTTTAATTTATCGGCTTCTGCAATAATCTCTTCTGTGGTCGGTGAAGTCTTCCCAGCAGTTAATGCACTTTTAGCGATATGTTGATTTTCTAAAATTAACTGAGCAAGTTGAAGCAACTCGAGCCGAATTTCATATGGTGTTTTGCTAGTGGGTTTCATTGTGTTTCCTTTTGTTGTGTTATTTGGTTGTGTCTAGGTGAGTAGTTTTATCACTCGGATTAAGCGGTGTTCCTATAGATTCCTGATATGTATATGGATATTTTCCATATTTTGACCTAGCAGCCCATTCGTTACTCATTTCATCGTGTTTTGTATATGCTATCGTGCGCGCTTCGCCGGGGCCAGCTTTGTATTCAGCGAATCGTCGTCGACATTCGGTTAATAGTATACGCCATTCCTCTAAAATGACGGGATCTGTGGTTGTGCCAAATGGTGCTTGCTCTGTCCATCCCGCTCGCACTTTTGTTGCACGATATCCTGTCGACACCTTCCAGTCTTCCAGATTTGTCTGTGCCCATTCAGCCGCCGCTTGATGTGCAACCACCGCTCTACCTAACTGCACGGTAGTCAGACGCGAAAACTCGTTTATTTCAGCAATTGTATACGGCACATAACTAGCATTTACAGGAGCAACTATATTTACAGCAGGCACCATCTTGTCGGACACTGTTTCTGCGTCGGCTGTCGACCCTTTAGCACTTAATACCAGAGCTTCGCCCGCTGGTAGAGATATTTTATTACTTTCAACTGCATTCTTTAAATCAATTGCACCGAGATCTATTGTTGATGTATCTATAACATTACCTAGTACCGATTTCACAAAAGGATTAGGCGACGATAACATAGAAACAAGCTGATTTCCACCAATGATACTCGTCGCAGTTGCCATAGCAGCTTTTGCACCATCCACTATAGTGGAAAATCCCGTAGCCATTGTAGTTGTGTGCGTGCCTGTATTGCTGAATGCTGTTTTCAACCCAATAATAAAATCCAGAGATGTAGAACAACTAATAAATGCGGCGTCGATTAGGGTTTTATCAGTGGTATTACCAATATATTTTAACAATGCTTCGCCGGTTGTCATTTGGATTACGCCCGGGATAGCATTCATGGCAGTAAAAAACGGGACCATAAATCCGATATTATTAAATTCAGCTGCCATAGTGGCAGCGGCAGCGTCCATATGCGGCGCGGCACCGGTTAGCGGCGTAAATGCAGTATCCATTACTGTATTCTGTGTAGCAGTCACATCAGGAAATTTAACCGCTATCTGATTTGGCATAGCTGCTAAATTTTTACTTGTTATAGCATCTATTGCTTTTGCGGCTTGCTGGTGGTCAGATGCAATTAATGCTATCTTTAAGTCTTGTGCTACATTAAGGGTTTTTTCATAGATAGCAGAGGTAATACTAGCCACCGACCCCGTTATGTGTTGAGAAAGAGATATAAATGGCGGGCCCACTGGGTCGGGGTTAGGGTACGTAGGTGGTACATATGTCGGGTCTGCTATAATAACTTGCGCCATAAGATAATCGATACCTAATTGGGTGGACGATATAGAATTTGTACCAGCCTGAGCCGGATTCTTAAATATAGACCCTACTTCGCTGGCGGCCTTACTTGCCCCGGCGACCATTTCAGATAACGAGAATGCCATATTGTTAAATTATAATTGAGTTCTTTTTAGGCATCGCAATAACCGATGTACTAGTCACATACTGCTCTTCGATCATCTTGTTAGGTGTTGTTTGTATTACTGGTTTAGGAATTTCAACATCAGCATCCATGTCCCCCATCATAATAAACGGTGCAAACTGGAATCCCTTATCTGTCCCCACCATACATAACGGCTTAGACACAGTATACGATGTAGCAGTCTCTGCCACAACATTACCAATGAATTCCTCTCCGCTTGCTATTTTAAATACGCCAACAAATGGCACTGTGTTCTGCTTTTTAAGTAACATGTTATCCTAATTATGTGTTTAGTAATTGTGCTTGCAAAAATTGCCTTAGTTCGTTATATCCGCCTATGTAATCAGCATCATTAAAAATCTGCGGTACTGTCCGCGCTGTGGGTACACGCTCCTTCAGGACCGACACGGGGACATAAGTTTTTAACGGGTCCTTTTCCTGCCCAACGTCTAAAATCAGCTCATTATATGCAGTTCCCTTGGATTCTAATAACGCTTTTGCTTGGTCGCAAAAGGTGCAACTTGGTTTCGAATAGATTGTTATCATATATTTCCTTAGATCTCGCAGTTTCCTGCCGTGCAGGCTAACATCTGTGCACCCTCGACATTATCTTCCATTTCTACAATAGAATCCCAGTCAATGGATGCTGGCATTGTAGCTAACATTGCTTCATATTGTTCTTTTGTGCAATCTTCGTATGGTGCCTGTCTATACGTGCCGCCATCATACGGCAGAAACGATACGCCAGACATTTCGTCGAAGTGTTCCCATACAAATGCGCCTACTGCTGGCCATTCTTTTTCCATCACAGAGATGGTAACAGATGGTTTATGCTCACAGTAGAAGCGTTGATAAGCAAGCCATAGTTTTAAGTGCGAAATTGCGTCTAAATCTGAGCGTAAAACTGCGCCTGTAGGTGCCTTCTTAGGGAAGGTAAAGATTACAGTGCTGTTTGGTTTAGTAACATCCGGTTCATTTGGTACACCGGCAGCAATCATTGCCTGCGTAAGCGGATCCTTCATATCACTGCGCACACGGCGGTAATAATATGCAGCGTGCCGTGCATGAATTCCTGATGCTGTATCGGTTAATTGCGAAACTGTGCCGCTCGGTTTGTTGCATGTTACTGCTGCAGACTGAGGAATACCAAATGCTTCTGCGAATTCTTTGTTTACATCTATTGCTACTTGTTTAATAGATTGCAGACGGCCCTCTAGTTCCGGATCATCTGCATTGTTTAACAATGCATTGTCTAATACACCAGTCATTGACACGCCCAGCAGGCGCTCTGCTTCTGTATTGTCCCTCCATATCTTACGTAGATACGGGAAATGAGTTAATGTAGACTGGATTGTACCTAAAATAGAGGCAATACGGGCCTTGCGTTGTACATCCTTGATTGTGTCGTCAGCACGAACAATAATTTCTGTTAAATTACAGAATTGAAAGGGTCGTAAAATAATTTCTGAACACGGATTTGTACCAAATTCGTAATCTGGGTCACGGCGACCATTCTGTTTAACAATATTCTTAGCGGCTTCGCGGTTAAAAATGCCACGTTCGCCTGATTTTGATTCATATAAGGATAGCCACTCCTGCATAAAGATACCGACGTCGGGTCTTTCTGTGTAGCATGCACTATTATTTGCAAGCGCACGCTGGCCTTGTCCTTCCCACCATGCACCAGATTTAGCATGACGCATACGATCATCAGAAAGATTTGACAACGAGATCATTGCAGAACGACGAACGCCACCCACAACTACAACTTCGCCAATCTTACACATAATGTCATGGCACTCGATACTATTTAATTTACGACCTTGTGCATTCTTAAACAATTTTACTAAAAATTTAAATAAGTCAACTAGCGGACCGGGGCCAGATGCGCGGCCACCGAATACCTTAAGCCGTGCACCATGTGGGCGAACTTTACTAACATCCCATTTCGGTGCTTCCCCCGAATAAAGCATTGCAATTACTTGCCTGACTGCTTTCGACCAACCTTCCTTACTGTCGGATACAACAATAGTAGATTCGCTGTCGTATATGTGCTCCGGAACATCCGGCAATTTAATAATATACTGGCGCTCAACTGAAAATCCAACACCGGTACCATTGAGTAAGATAAACATGGCTTCATCGAAGCACTTCGGGTCGTCTACTGGCAAATAGGAACAATTATAACCAGCTGTATTGTCGCGACTTAAGGCCTTGCCTGCTGTCATTAATGCACGCATGGACGGCATTACTTCGAAATTTGTCACCGCATCTTGTAATTCTTTACGCAACTCGGCTGATATTGTATAATTTTGTTCTGTTTGAATATGTTTTGTTACAAAATCAAAATATCTGGAAACTGTTTCTCCCCAATTTTCT